CATCAGGTAGGAAATGAGCGAAGCACCTTAACTCAATGCCAGACAAATCTGAGCCGACAAGGACGTAGCCGTCAGGTACAGTGAACAGTTCCCTGCACTCTTTGCCGTATGCGGCGCGTGTGGCTGGTACTTGCTGTAAGTTAGGGCCAAAGCTAGATGCACGGCCTGTAACAGTACCAAGCGGGTTGATGGTATGACGCAGTTTGCCATCAGCATCTACCAGCTTCATCCATGCGTTTTTGCCTTCAGCCAACATCCCAAGTCGCTTTTGCAGCATGAATGAACGAGCCAGCTTCTGCGCTTCAGGGTAATGCAGACCAACCAATACGCTTTCATCAATCTTGGCGTCACCACTTGGGGTGAACAGCTTCGGTTTCCATCCGTACTTCTGCCGCAGACAATATTCGATGTGCTGGCGACTGTTTGGATTGAACTGCACCTCACGGTACTTGATGAATGGTTCGCCTTTGACGTAACCCAGCTTCTTGTTGTTGACCTTCGGAATAAACTCATCCTCTAGCGTCCATGCTGGAAATAACGTCTGTAAATCGTCTTCAATCGTGGATTGCTCAAGCGACAGCTGGGCGTATAACGCCGCTGCCTTCTGAGTATCGAATGTCCATCCTGCTGTGCCAATGCGATGGCAAATCTCAGCTATTGAGTGTTCAAAGCGGATGGCTTTTTGTGACCACTTCTCAGGCTGCAAATGCTGCCAAAGAGCGTGGGTGACAGTAACGTCTTGCTCACAGTAATCCTGCATTTCGTGTGACCACTCGCTCCAGTCGGTGTCATCATTGCTGAAGTCACCTTTTAGAACGCCTAGCCTTTTGCCCCATGCCTTCAAGCTGTGCGACCCATGCAGACGCTTTGGAAATGCCTCGTTAGTCCAGCATTTCTCAAAGTCGTCTTGCTTTAGGTTGCCCTTAATCAGCCTCGACAAGACCAGTGTGTCAGTCACAATGATCCCATCGGTGCTGAAGAAAGGGTACAGTTTCTGGATGGCAGGAATGTCAAACGTGATGCCGTTGTGGGCTATCAGTTCTGACGCTTGCGACAATTGCTCAACAGCTTGGTCAATCTGGTCTGGGCCGTAAGCCCAGCGTTGACCTGTGTCAGCGTTCATTATCGCTATGCAGTGGATGGTAGTGAGTTGGTCTAGGAAGCCGTTACTTTCGAGGTCAAACAACAACCTCAACGGTTGTCGCCGCTGCCTCGTAGATGACCACGGTTCTTGCGGTCAGCTAGTTTTTCGATGTTCATCTCAGCGATTTCGCCAAGCGTGTAGTCAATGTCATCGGCAATCATTGCGATGTAAAACAAGACATCACCAAGTTCTTTTGCAATCTCTAGTCGCTTTTCAGCGTCAATCTCGCGTGTGTCAAAAAACTCGTCTAATGGCATTTCATCGTCACGAATGAGTTTCTTGACCTTTTCGACTACCTCGCCAGCCTCGCCAGCCAGTCCCAGTGCAGGGTAAAGCAACATTCCGGGGTAAAACGCAAATTCACTGGCGCATTGCTCTTGGTAATGGTCAAAGGAATCGCCCTCTTCAGCGCGGAGCCACTGCTCATCTTCCTCAGCCATTATCCGTTCTTCTTCAGCCAGAAAGGCTTCACTGTATTTTGCCATTATCCGGTTACCTTTCTGATTGGTGCAATTGTCAGAAAACCCTCTAGTTCAGGGTTTAGCTTGTTGAACAGGCGTGTGTAGTAAGGGGCTAGAGCGTTCTTTAGCTTGTAGCTGCCACCTATCGTATTGACTGGGTAATCCCAGCGAATGATTTCAAAGATGCTTTTCATGCCGTAGCGTGGTCTGCCACTAGCTATCTTTTCCATCACCAGCTTCTCCACCAAGTCGTAGACATGAGGGTTTGCAGCGTGAAACTCACGAAAGTATGCCTCGTGTTCATTGATTGGTGGTCGATTGTCATTGGCTGCTGTCGCCGCGCCGTCAGTATCTTCAAACGGCAGTTTCATTTGTGCGTTCATCATTTTCGCTTTCTCCTTCTTCTGTTTCGGTAAATTCAACCAGTTGAGCCTCAATCAGCCGTCCTGTGTCGCGCTGGTAAAACAGCGTTCCGGCATCGCCAATAGAGCCGCTGAAACGGTTCTTCAGCACTCTGACCATGCGGAAATCGCTGTCGGGGTCGTCTGGGTCTTTCTGGAGGCCAATCGCTGCATCTGACAGCTGTGCCAATGAATGGCTTGACCGAAGTTGGCTCAAGCTAACTGCCGCGCCGTCCTCGTGACCTCGCCCACTGGGACGTGTCAGATGGCTGACCATTATCATGCCAATGTCCAGTTCCTGAACCAATGTCCTGAACTGTGTGACGCATTTGTCTAGTTCACGGCGTTCATCGACCATGTTGGCTGTCAGCATCGTAACGTGGTCTAAAATTATGAAATCACAATCCAAAGCCCTCGCCATGTACTGGATGCGCTGGCAGATGGTTTCCACGCTGCTCACGCCAAAACTGTCGTAAAGGACGCAAGTCCGGTCATTGAACAGGTCGTCAAACCCTTTTATGACCTCTTGGTCTGACGCTTGGCTCCGGTCAATCAACAGGTTCTTGTTCAGGTGGATACCCACCAGCCCCAGCAATGTGCGCTTTGGAGCCTCTTCAAGACTGATTAGACCAACCTTCTGGCCTGACATCATCAGGTGGTAAGCCACTTCCTTAACAAAGGTGGTCTTTCCGCAACCTGAACCAGCTGCCAAACAAATCAACTCTTTCTTGCGTAACCCCATGAGGCGTTCATCAAGCATTGAGTAAGGCCAGCTGACTGCGCTTGCAGTTTCATCGACACTGATGATGTTACGGAAATCGTGGGCTGACCTAATACCATCTGGCCTGTATTCACGAGCCTGAAAGATGGCTTGAATGACATCAGCTGACTTGCCCTGCATCAGACACTCATTGGCGTCTTTAGCTGGTAGGTAAGCGATGAAAGCCTTGCCGGGCGGTAGTAATTCAGCACAAGCGACTGCTGCCTTCTGACCGACCTCATCAAGGTCGTACATTAGGATTATCTCTTCAAAGCCCATCAGGTAATCCCAATTTGCTTTCAGTGTCTTAACTGCCGAAGGTGCGCCGTGGCTTAAACTAACAGTAGGCCACTTGTGGTTCTGAATTTGGCTGACTGACATCGCGTCAATCTCGCCTTCGCAAATCACCAGCTTTTTGCCCTTGTGCCACAAATGTGAACCGAACAGTGTCATCTGCTTGGCATCACCAACGATGCTAAATTGCTTCGTTGCTGTCCTTATTTTTTGTGCTACTGGCTTGCCGCCTTTGTTCCTGTAAACAGCCAGCTGGACAGGTTGCCCATTATGCTGGCTTGTGAGGTAGCCCCACTTTTTACAGGTAGCCTCTGTCAATCCTCTAGCTGGTATCGCTTTTGGGACGCCCGACAGTAGGCTTTCTTGCTTTTGATTATCTTGGTTTGGTATTGGCTTCTCCTTTCTGCCATCTTCCGGGCTACCGGATTGATAGGTTTGACAGGAGAAACAGAACGTATGTCCGTCATCGTAAACTCCATTTGCATCACTGCTGCCACAAGCGTCACAGCTTGTTCTGTGTAGGAAGGTTGACTGGCTGTCAGGTACGGCTTGCCGCATCTGTTTCTCCTTATGATTTGGGTTAAGCTAGGCTGTAGCGGGTGTAACGCTGACCAAGATGGTCTTGCTTCCACTCACTAATGATTTCGTATCCACGCTGCCGTAAGTCGGCTATGCGGCGCGGAAGCGACCTGACCCTGTAAAGGTCAACAGCCTCAACGAATGTGATCGAACCAACCTTCATCAAGTGGTCTAAAATCCGGTCATTCTGGCTCATTGTCATTTGCTCCTTCTTGTAACCATTCGGGTGGTATCGTCTTGTGGGCGTATCGGAAGCCGTGCTTCTCGCACCAGTCGCAGTAACGATTGGGACTGCCTTTGTACAAAGGGGCGTTCTGATTGCTGAAGACGAAGCGAATGTCGATGTCGGGGTGCTGTTCTTTGATGAGCAAGTGTTTCTGCCTATCATCAACAGTCCAGCGACCCTTCGTTTCGACAAAGAAAAAGCCGCCTTGTTTTGGCAGCTTGAAATCAGGTAAGTAGGTGGATTGTCTTTCAGGCCAAGTGTACGAAACTTTGTCGTCCTTTGGTTCGTACACAACTGGTAGACCAGCATCTGCTATTTGGCGTGAAACTGTTTCTTCCAGACCACTCCTGTAGCCATTTGCTATGGCGTGGCGTCTGCGCTTAGAAATTGTAAGCGACACCGTCTGCTTCTTCAGCGTTGTCGTTGGCTGCTACGAAGCCGCCCTCTTCAGCGGCAAATGAAACACCGCCGTTGCTACCTTCTGACAGTTCAATAATTTGAACGCCAGCAAGCTGAAGTGAGATGCCGACATTACCGCCAGCCTGGTATGGGTACATTGTGCCAGCTGCCTTCAACGTGGAGCCGCCAAAGATTGGTGGTACGTTGTTTTCGCTAATCATCTGCCCTGCGCTATCCACGAACTTTGGCTTGAACTTGGATTTAGTGACGATTATCAAATCGCCAGTGTCTTCATCTTTCTTAAAAGGCATCTTTGCGTCTTTGGCTTTCGCACCAAACGCATCGTTAGCCGCTGCTTTCGCAGCTGCAACCAATGGTTTGCCTTCTTCATGTGTAACCCTGATGTTGACCTTGTACTGACCGTTTGAATCAAACTGGAAGTCAGCCTTGTTCAACCAAGGGTACATCGCCACCCCTTTCGGGGTTGTAAATGTTAGTTTCTGTTTTGCCATTAAAAGCTATCCTTTTCTGATTGTTTGGCGTCATTGTCTTGGTATTGGGTTGGCTCACCGAAATCTTCTATCGACAAGCCAAGACTGTCGGCTTGAGCAAGCAAATCCAGTGGGATTGGCTCACCACGAGAAAGGTACAGCTTGCCCAAACCAAGGAGTTTTTCTCGTTGGTTCATTATTGTTCCTGCTGTTTGTTAGACATTATGCAGCGCAAAGAAAAAGGCGGCTGAACGCCACCTCGATTTGCTTTCTGCATACGATACCCGCAACTAGCTGAAGGGGTACTTTGCCCTCTTGACCTTTGCCAATTCTAGCTTGCCATCATCCGGTATCTCTGGAAGGTTTTGACCGCCATCCGTCAATCTTGCGGCGGTTTGCCGCCTGATGTCTGCGTAAAGGCTGTAGTCAGCGTACTGGTCGTGAAATTCAAGTCTAACCGTGTTTCGTAGTATGGCAGCGTTGCCAATTGTTGTTGCAAAGCTGTCGTGGACACACATCAAATCCGTAACGCCTTTCTCAGCGCAACCTAGCACCGTAGACATCAAATGAGTTGCATCCATTGCATGAATGATGTTTGGCGCAATCGCATTTCTACTTTTCGTCCCTTTCACTTCATCTGTGTAAACGCGAGTGCTGGAGCGTTTTTCAACTGTGCGATTTGCGTAAGACCCGCCCCACCAAAAAAGCCGGACTTTACTGGGGTTTTTTTCGTGGTTTAGGTACTCTTGAAACGCTGGAAAACCAATCTTAGTTGTCCATTGAAAATGCTTATTCTCAACCTTCAAGGCGTCTGAACAGGATTGGAAAAATGCCATTCCTTGTTCAGCTGACTTAACGGTCGCCTTGATTGCACGAACCAGTAGGTTGGCTAGGTAAAATGAAGCCGTGTAGCCACAATCCTCACCGTATGGGTGTTCTGTTCGTGGATGGGCCGGGTCTTGAACTTGTTTGGTAAACTTGTCGAAGTAGCTTTTCCGCAACGCCTTCGCAATGCCCCAATCTTCAGAACTGTAAGCCCACGTCATGACTGGGCCTTTGGCAACCTTTCGGGTTAAACCCTCCCCACCATCATCATGCTTCAAGCTGAGAAGGGTTTCAGCTGCCACTTTGCGTCTGCTAACCTTGTCCAGTTCGTCTTCGTCCAAAGTGATTTCTTCTATCTGACCCTGCTCGTTTTCATTTAGCCTGATGCCTGTCGCAATCTCACGTTCCATCGTTTGGATGTCACTTGGAATTATCGCTAAAGCAGCGTCACGACACACAATGTACAAATCACGAGGTTCAATTTTGCCCTCATCTGGGTCAACAAGGTTTACCCAGTATCCGTCATGTTCATTCAAACTTGCCGCTGCGTAATGTTGGTAACCAGAGTTAGTGGCATCAAGGGCAACTGGAAGTCCAGAGTAGTAAACTTTACCCGCCAGTCTGGCCTCATTGTAAAGGTAGCTTTCACGACAGGCAGCTACGAACTGGAAAGGGTCATCTGCTTGCATCCAAAAATCAAAGTTCGTGCGAAAATCTGCGCCAGTCTTCGTGATGTCTTGGATGTTGTCGCCAACCCATTCCAAACGGTCTTCGTATGATTTCTTGTCGATGCGATTGCCCCAAGTGTTAGCCAGCTGAAGGTACAAAAACTCATCGTTTTCCGGCGTAACCGCTGTCTTGTTGTAAAACATGAACAACGCCCGGATGTAATCATTCTTTTGGAAATTGAAATCAGGCGTACAGTAGACACGCCCCCTGAAATCAAATTGATGGGGAAGCCAGAACTTATCCAAACCTTCGTCAGCGTAGGCCAGTAGTTCTCTAGCTTGCTTCCGGTGGTTATTGAGGTTCAGATTGTTTGCATCAACTTCTTGCTGTTCTTGCTGTACCCGCACTCTGTCCCTGTACCACTGGGCTTTTTGGGAGTTGTCGTATTTGACCCAAATTTGATTTTCGATTTCTTCATGGTCGTCAGGTCGGTGAAGTTCAGGAAAATCACCTAGTTTTTTGTAGTTTTTAGTTTCTACCACCCAATCAATGCAGTCTAAGACCGTTTCATTGATGGTAAGCGGAACCTTCTGCAAACTATTGATGGCGTCAAGACAATGCTGCATCTCACCATTATTCACTCGTTTGGTGATTTCATCCTTCTGTTCGCCAGTTGCGTGTTTGACCAGCGGAACTAATTTTCCAACAGCTGGGTCGTGGTAAGGCCCACCTCGATTAAGAGATTTTGCATCCCAGTTATTAGGTGGCACACCAACGATGGGTGTAAACATTGGAAACAAACCATCAATCAACTGATTGCCGTCAGCCAATTGTTGTTTGGCTAAAGTTGTCATCACAATGTGACCGATAGGATGAGGCGAAGGTTTGCCGTTTTTCTCAACGTACAGCATCTTTTCCTCAAACAAGTCACACCCACGCATCACACAAGCTATTAGGAACGAGCCAACGGCCTTGTATTTGTCGTCAGACCACTCTTCAAATGCAGCTTCCCACTCAGGAAACCTACGGTCTGCTTCAGCCATTACTCTTTCTGCGTGGGTCAATTGCCATTCTAGGTAATCGTCTTCTTCCTTATCGCCTTGTTTGAACTTGCCCATGTACTTTAACTGGTCAACCGTGGGAAAAAGCGTCTTTTTAAGTTCAGTCATCAGGCGTCTACCCGCACGAGTTTGCCTCATGTAGGCTTCGCGTGTCAGGGCTTCCATTGCCATGCCGGCTCGATGAAAGACGTTTTGTGACTTTAGGACTTGGGCGGCACTGTCTTGGCAGATTTTCAATGCAGTGATTGCAATCAAATCGGGGTCAACAGGCATCACTGGCTCAATCCATTGGGATTTGCTGCTATGACCAGCCTCTGCGACAAAAGCCATTACAGCTCCCATCACGGCCTGTTGAACTTCCTCTGCCTGTAGCTTGCTAGACTTCGTTTCAGACAGTCCCTGACGCTGCTCAAGCTGCTTGCGCCGCTTTTCGGCACGAACACGCCCCTTCGTCAGCATTTCTTGCTCACGGTCTATTTGTTTCTGCATTTCTGGGGTGATTGGCTCACCCTGATTGTCAATTGTCATCCGTTAGTAATTCTCCTTGTGAAACTACTGTCCCATGCAGCTGCGTCTTAGCGCAATAGGGCAAATGGTGTTAAATGTGGGGATGCTGGGGAGAACTAGCATTTTGCTTTGGCTAGTTCGTCAAATCCCCATCTGTGCAAAATCTCACGCACCTGTTCCCTGTCAAAACTGTCACCTTCGAAATCAGCCTCACGGTCAGGCGACAGGACGTAAGTCACTGCCGCCTTGTGAAGGACGTTTATTGAGGCACCCATGTCGTAAAGACCACCCTCGCCGTAAAACGAGTGGCAGTATTCGACAAAAGGCTTGAGTATCGTCTTCAGTGTGTTTTCCATGATTATTCCCCTTTCGTACTGTTGTTGTCGTTGACTGCTAGCCCAGCGAGGTCAGCTAAAGTCGCTCTAGGTCGCTTCATTGACCCCATTGTCAAAGCCTTCATGAGGGCTTTCTCGGCATCGTCATTGTATTCAGCTACGCTATTCTTCGGTGTTTGGACTTTCGTTGTCATTTTCACTCTCCTGTGTCTGTTTCGGTTTCTGCATAAGGTTCCCGCAACTTTCGACAGGCTTTGGTCAACGCAGCTTCTTGCATAAGATACCCGCAACTCAATTTGCTGGTTTCCTACATACGATACCCGCAACTCAATCGTGGCTGGTTTCTACATACGATACCCGCAACTGCTGGCTGCACGGATTGGCTGCGCTGTGTGTTTATAATGAGTGCGTCCTAATTGGACATTTTGCTTTGGATGCACGATGGGTGCATGAGAACGACCATGATGTCGTTGGTGCTGAACGTACAATGACTATTGCATCGTGCGTTCTTTGTTAGTAGAACAAAACAGGAACATCGTCAATAAAGATATCGCATGGAGACGCAAAATGACTGAATGGCCTGTGCCTAAATGGAGACAAAAGATGCTAGATGCCGAAGCCAAAAGACAGGAACAGCCACGCTGTGTCAGCTGTGGTCAGCCAGAAAATATAATCTGGGTACATGGACACGGACAATGTGCTTATTGTAAAGTTAACGTCCAGCCTTGCTGTAGTGGTGAGACTTGTTAGTGATTGAAGGCATTGCGTCATGAAGCATCCAATTTATGGCTTTTTCAAAATTGCCGGCCTTAATATCTTTTTGTTGAGTGTCTTTTGTTTTTTCATCTGGCTTTATGGCATCGGCGAATCAGGAATCGTTAGTCTAGCTATAGGTACAGTTTAGAGATTACTTTCCCTTCCTCCTTAGGGTGGACTAATTAAAAACACGAAAAAAAAAGGCCACCCGAAGGTGACCTTAAATGTCTTTTTGATGCCCCTACAACGCCCTGACAGCGTTCAGTAGGTTGTTCTTGCGTGTATGTACATAGCGGCGCGTAGTGCGTGTGTCAGCGTGACCTAGAATGTCTGCAATCTCAAATTCGTTTGCACCAACATTGTTAGACAAGCGACTGGCGGCTGTATGTCGGCACACATGAAACAGCCATAGCGGGTCGCCCTTCCCTACATCACGTCTAGCCTTGTTCCAGTTACGGTAGAAGGTGCGATGGGAAAATGCCTTATCAATAACAGGCAGCAGACGCTCGTAGGCGGCCCTTGCTTCAGCATTGAGGGGAACTTCACGTTCACCGCTTTTGCACACCTCTTCGGGCAAATACAGCCATTCACCACAGTCTGACAGTTCAACTATCGGCTTTGTGATTGCCCGGCACTCACCAAGTCTCATTCCGGTGTTGCATGACAAAATCACAAGGTCAGCCATCCACGGCTTTTTCACCACGTCACGCAGATAGGCGACAAGTTCGCGCTGTTCATCATGAGTAAAGTAACGTGGGCGACCAGCCTTGATGGTTTCGTATTTCAGCTTAATTGGGTTGTCTACCACGTCTTTGTCGTTTGCGTAGGACATGACACGAGATATGCCAGCCATATACTTATTGGCTGTGTTCTTGCTGATGCCTCGTGTTTCGATGAGGTGGTCAACAAAGTCGTAGATATGCTTGCGTCTTACGTCTGCAAGTGTCAGCTGACCGAAATCCTTGTAGTCAGCGAACCAGCGGATACCACGCATATTGAACGTGCGGGTGTGGTCTTTTAGCCAGACACGCTCCGCAATCTTAGTTGCGTAGGCCACAAGGGTCGGTACGCTAGTGGTTACTGGTGGTTTGTTGGTAGTTGCCTGAGTTGATACAAATGATTGTGCAAAGAGGTCACTTTGGATTGGGCTATAGTTGTTCATCGCTTTACCTTCCGAACTTTGGTTTCGGAAGATAGGGAACGAAATGTAGCTTAACCCTTGATAAACCGCCGAAAAACAGCAATTCAACTAAGCGACTGTTAATCGCTTGGCCGGCGGTTCGAATCCGTCCCGGGGAGCCAAACCTTAGCCTCAAGAGCAAGCGACTGTAGTTCCCTATCTTCGCTTGACCCCCTCAATATAGCTATTCGCCGTATCGCTTGCAACCGCTAGATGTTCTTTTTCGGTGCAAGTCGTTGGTTTGCCTGAGTTTGAGCAAATCGTTGGCAAATCGTTAATGGGTAAAGCGATTGTTTATCTCTTAACCATTTTAGGCCAAGCGACTAGCTTTTTTTTGGCTATTGCAGACCAGCCTATTCAACCACTATCCTACCCAAATGAATAGTGTCAGAGAAAACAATGAGTACTGGAGGTCGGTGTATCGCAACTTCACTGACTATTTGCAACACAACGACATCAGACTGCGTAATGTCGGTGCAAGTGAAATCCGGCAATTAGCTCAATCCGACCAGTTTAAGAATACCCTAGAAGACCCAAGTAGACTTGCAGAACATCTCGTAAGCATGGATGCAAAGCGAACAGAAACCCTCGCTTCATTAGATATGAAATGGTTTGACTTTGGTGTTTTAGAAGATTGTTCTGACGATGGCTTTGGCCTGTTTTTTATTAAAAGTCAAAACGCCGAAACAGGTGGTCGGACATCCTTGCTAATTGATTTACCCCGATCACCAAATGTGATGTTTCGAAAGGCCGAACTGCTTAAAGGTCATCCTATCGCTGTTTATGGTAACGAAACAGAGTTTTTGGATTTCACGGCTATGCCCTATGACGGCTCACTAGCTTCCTTCAAAAAGATTGAATCACTCTCGGATTTCACAAGCCAAGAACAGGCTGTCTCTGCTCTGAGCGATGGTGCAAAAAAAGCGATTTCGCTTGAACAAGAGCTGAAGCAAAGCCGCGAATACACCGCCAAACTTTCAAAGTTATACAACAGCGTTAAAGACAAGCCTGAAGGCATAGAGCTGTTGTTGTACATCGACATCCAAAAACAACAGGACAAAGTAGTTGCGCTAGAAGCAGAGTTTGAAAAAGCACAAGAATGGCGAAAAAAGAAGATTCAAGCTATTTCTGATGTCGAACAACAAGAGTTTCAGTCGTTAAAAGAGGTAGATAAAGAATACGACCAAGCCGCTACTGACCTTGGTGATTGTGTCTCTTTTGAAATGCTGGAAGCCGCTGGCGATAAGTTATATCAATCAACTTTACTAGAAGCCTTGTTCCCATGGGTTAGTGCCGACCCAGAACCATCACCAGACGATAATTTGATTGGGTTTCTGGACAGAATGTCCCTTGCAGAAACACGCACTTTATTTGGACATGGCGAAAGGATTTTAAAATTAAGGCAGGAGCGAAAAGAAATTGTTGATGCCGGGATTAAATCAAGAAGGGCTTTTGAAGACGGTGCTGCCGAGCTAGAGGAAAAAGCGCAAAAGGTAAAAGCAGAACTAGACGCAGAGCGTAAAATATTGAACAAAATGATTTCGTTGCAGCTGGAACATGAAGAAGCAAAAAACAGCAGTAAACAGTCTCAAACAAATCTAGTTACTGGTGAGGTTATACAAGCCAGAATTGAGGCAAATCGGCGTCAAAAAGCAATTGAGGCTACTCAAGCGCAAAACGATGAAATTGAGAGAAGCACTGACGAATTAGCGTATGATGCGTCCCTTTATCAAGAAATGGTAGACGCATACCGGGTACGGAAAAACTTCCGAAACATAAAGGTCATAAACTGGCAAAAGCAAACACGAGAAAAACGTGGTGGGAAAGCCATGAAACACGCCGTAAAAGTAATCAACGAAGCCATGCCCGAACTAATCAATTCAGAAATGCACTTAGGCTTTGAAGATTTACACGGCAGAGAAATGCTTGCCCTTCGAACTGGTGTCATCCTGCCCAATGGTGATTTAACTTTCCGTGTTGTTGACCGTTTAGATGAACAAGGTAATACCCTTTGGTGTTATCTTACGGACTACAAAACCCATTGTAACATTAGCATCCGAATCATAAACCACGGAAAGTGGCAAATTGTTACTGTTTTAAGTCATGATGAAGACCACTGGACATATTATGAGCAAAATACGGATGGTGTAGACCAGCCTGTGACACAGTTTGCTCCGGGATTTAAAACTCTTGAGCAATATGCTGAGTATCATAAGTTGATCGTTGCGCATATTGATCGAGAAAACCCTGTCGTTGCTAGTGCGTAGAAGAAGAATGTTTTACCTGAAGATAGTAATGTGGGTGATCTTAGGGCTTTTGTTGGCTTGGCTTATCTAAGTCGAAAAAAAGGGCCAGAGGTTTCCCTCTAGCCCATAGCTAATGCTTGTTTTCTTGTCTCGTCATTCCGTCTAAGCCACCCTCGCCCAAACGTATCAAAAGTCTTCAAAGTCCGATAGAATTGTTCACGGTACATCGCAATCCGGTTAATGACATTCGCCACCTCATGCTTCTTCACGAGCATAAGGGTCAGCGGCCCAATAGAACCATCTTCTTTGGCTTCTACAGCCCTCTGGAGCGTCCTTGCGGCTCTTCCAGTACCAGCGTTAACAGCGAAGTCAAAGACCGCCCAGTCAAGCCCTGAAGCCAAATCTTGGCAACGACATCTGTCCCAGTAATTGCGTCTGTAGATAGGCATCACGTCATGCTTTGTGATTGCCTTCATTACTTCTTCAGTGGCGTTCCCGCCGTAAAATTCGTCATACACTGCTTTGGTTACGCCGAGATTGGTCATGCCACCGGGGTCATCAGGATGGTCTACAAAGCCACCTTCGTGCGCTAGCAGCATTGTCATGCAAGTATCAAAGTTTGCGTTCATTTCTTAAACTGCCCTATGCTCTTGAGACCAAAGCTGGCTCCGATTGACGCCAATATTCCCCATGACAACCAGTCAGGACAGTCTTCCCGCAAGAACCTGAAGCCATCAGCGATGTAGGGTTGAGCAGCGGGAATGAAACAAGCCGTGATTAAGATGATGAAACAACAAGTCCAAAGTTCATCCTTGATTGAATTGTCAGATGCCTTGATAGCGTTATCTTCCCAGTTGGCGTCCGTTTGGACTTTGGTCACTTGGGCTTCAATCTTTGCGACTGCTAGTTTCTGCTTGGCTTGGACGGTCTCTTGTTTGTTCTTAATGAAGCCGCCAGCTAGTTCAGCTATTGGCCCTATTAGTGCTGTCCACATTTGTGAATGTTCCTTCTTTAACTGGTCTGCATTTCCAGCTGATTGCTTGATAGTTTGGTAAATGTTGGTTTACGTCTGACCCCATTTCCATACAGCGGGCTTTGCAGCGGGCGTATGTGTCTAATGGTGGGTTGTATCGGGTGTTCCGAAACTCCAGACAATCTGTCGGGTCACCTATCAAACAGGCGAGAACAAGTGCTTCAAACACTGGTGGCCTCCTTGATTACATAGAGAATGAGTGAGATGGCAAAGATGCCTAGACCGATACAAACAGCCCAATAGACAGCCTCTAGAATATTGTCTTGCTTCTGGATGGCTATGCGCTTGGCTTCGGCAGCTGCAACACGAGCTTCACGCTCTTGCTTTGCTTTCATGTCGAGGATCGACTGCCATGTGTCTGGCCCAAAGCGTAGATTTACTAGGTTCTTGACCTCTTGCAGCTGTTCTTGAACTAGCTTGGCGTCAATTACTGTAGACGCTGCGCCTTTGAAGCCATCAAGTGATGAGACACCAGCTTGTTTGTTACGTTGTTGGTTGATTTGTTTTTCAGCAGTGAACAGTTGGTTGATGAAGCCACCAATTTCGGAGACATCTTTTGCTGTTCCTATTGCTGACTTGAGGCCAGTCACGGCTGATTTGAATAAAGCGATACCAGCGAGGGTTTCCGCTATCATGTTGAGCGTCTCCAGTTAAGGTTACGCTCCCCTTGTCTTCTATAGTTTCATTAGTAATGAACCAGCGAGACCGATGATGACCACCGTTGACCCCATGACCATAGCCTCAAGACGCCAAAGCCGCTTGTCCAAGCCGGTCAGTTTGTCTTCAACAGACGCATACCGGATGGCACATTCCTTTTCATGCGCTTCTAATTCTAAAGCAACACGTAGTTCTGGTGTAACTTCCTGCGTCATTTTCATTTATCTACTCCGGCTTAGTCGGCCAAGTTACGCTTGCAGGAAAGCCAGATTGCGCTGGAATATCACGCAGGGCTTGGCGGTATGTGGTCCAATCGTCTGTAATCCTATCAGCTAATGCGTAAACATCTGACTCTTGCAACAGCGAATTTCTTTGATTACGCACAGCTTCGTTTTTTTGCGCTGCAACATCTGAATTAAAAGTTGCAATCTCATCGTCTGTCATAGCCACAAGAACACCATTAACAATCTTGTTCATTTTTATTTCCTTTTTAACTATCAGCTATTCCATAAACATTTACAAACCCTGATGTATAACTGCCGCCAAAAGTGCCAGATATTCTAAAAGAATTATATGCAGTTGTATTTAGAGTTGCGAATTTACTAACGACTGGGTTTAACATTGTCGTGCTTGTGTAAGCATCTGTCATTTCAACGTGTTTAGCAAAAATAGCTGTTCTTGCCCCAGAATCCCCCATATTAAATATTTCAATATGTCCAGCACCTTGTTCCTTAGACCAGCCGCCATCTAACTGCATACCAGTTATTGCATTAGAACCAGTTGTGTACACACTGCCAGTTGTCATCGTGCCGCTTACACCTAGCAGCAATTTAGCTGCGCTCATACTAGTGCCGCCCCTAAGCGCGTATTTCACAAGCACTATTTTAAATTTAGCATCAATCCCAGTAATATCTATTTGTGACGTACTGCTTGTTATTTTTGTGGTGTTTATGAGTGTATGAACGCCAGCACCGCCACCAACAGCAGCACCATCAAGCGTGATGCTGCCACTAGTAGCTGAGATATCATTCGTCTGATGATTTATAGTTAAAGCCATCGTTCACTCCTTAAACGGCTGTAGAGCCAGCCATATCATCCTGCGCCATAACCCAGCTATAGCACTTGTCCAAGAAAGCATCGCCGCTGCTTGCGTTAATGTCGTCTAAGTTTGCTTGATACCGTTTGAAATCCACCTCACGAGTGTCATCGGTTGGTGATGATGTAGCATAAGCTGACAGGTCAATCATCACGTTGAACTTTGGGTCTGACCCACGCTGACGGCTAATTGCCGCCGTTACGATACGGTAGTATGCGTTGTTAAAGGCGATGCCGTATTGGCTGTTGCCTTCTGCGATATTGTTTCTGATAGCCATTTTATTTGTTCCTTTTTAAGCGTATGTGACTTCGCTAGTCCGAATATTCGCCACGGCTCTGATATTGTGTGCAGCCTCGCCGGTAAACGTAATAGCCAAAGCGTTGTTGGTGTTGTCGGCTGTTAGCGTCAAACCCCAATTAGATTGATTGTCTATAACTGTGATTGCGCTATTGGCTACAGTTGTTGTGCCGCCATCGTTGACCAGCAACCCTTCAACACGCCACGATGCGTATGACTGTGCGCCGTTCTGCATTGCGGTGATTGTGCCATCGAAAGTCAAGCACTGGTCAGTTTGCACTTCTATTTGATTAAAGCTTGCGCTTGCCCCACCATCAGTCGTCAAAACTGTTGGGGTGGCATCAGTGGTTGCACACCGCAAAATGTACATAGACCCTTGAGCGTCACCAAATGAGGCAAAGTGTCCAGCGGCAAAAGCAAATTGGCTTTGTTGAAATGCTCTTGATTGAAAACCAAAAGCCATTCCATAAGTTGCACTGACATATGTGCTTGTGCCTAGACCAACACCCTTAGTGCCTAAAACTGAATTAGTAGTACCAATTCCAACACCGTTAGGACTATAAATAGTGTTTTGAGTGCCTATCGAAACACCTTCTGTTGCAAGGCTTGAAGTTTGCTTACCAATTGCAACGCCATTTGTCTGAGTAGCTTTTGATAATTGACCCATCGCTACGCTATAATTTCCAGTTGCACCATAGCTAGATGAGTT